TACGGTCCGCTTCTTTGGGGTTGGCTCCGAGGTAGTAGGCTACATCAGGGCCAACATCAGAAGCGCGGATCGTTTCAGCCATCACGTCAGTGATTCGGACGCTCGGGTTGTAGGCGACTTGTTCAAAGTCGTCGTACTTGTTCCGAGCCTCTTCTTCCCTGTCGTGGTAGGCGTCAGCAATCGCTGCCTGTGCCTTCTGCTGCTCTCGCAAGGCAATCAGTTCTTCGGCCTTCTTTACGGCCAGCGCCTCCGCGTATGCTTCCGGAGACTCAAACTGATCAACTGGCGGAACATCTTTCGGCGCAGACTGCCGGGTTTGCATTTCTGCCGACCTGGCCGCTTGCTCTCGTTCCCACTGTCGACGCGCTTTCTTAAAACGCTTGTCCACCACCTCGTCAAGTTCTGCCTGAGTAAACAATCGTTCCGCAGGTTTTTCCTCAACGGGCTGTTGTTCAGCGTTTGCCGGCGTATGAAGCTCTGGTTCCGGGGTGGCCGTCACCTCGGGCGCTTGCACGGAGTCAACTTCCGCTAAGGTATCTGTGGTCATAAGTACTCGTTAGAGTGCCCGGTGCGCTGCGCCGGTACAGTTGGTAAAACTATAGCACTTCTGCGGGCCAAGTAACACTCCACGGAAACCCGGCCTGTGCAGTGATGTCTCGCAGTGCTTGACGGTACGCCGCCCATGCGGCTTTGTCCACCGGGGCGTCGGCTACTTGCGTCCAGTCGGTGTCCTTGAGTTTCTGGTTGCGGGTTTCACGCACAGACTTGGCCTGCTCGGCGTCTTTCTGAGCCTTGTACGCCGCTTCTTGCTCGGCAGCGGTGGCATCTTCGGTGTTTGTGAAAACAGGGCCAAGGATGTGCTTGGTGTACCACTTGCCGTCGATCTGCTCAACACCAGAAGGCATAGAGAACTGATAGACCGTACCGCCTGATGCCTGCGGGCCTTCAAACACCGGGTCAGCGCCCAGCGCCTCCAGCACCTCGTCCGTGGTGCGGTCCCATGACGGGCCACCGTTGTCCTGCTGGTAAGCGCGGAACTCGCCCTCCAGCATCACTGCGCCTGTGGCGCGAAGTCTGATTTGCATGATGGTTTCCTCAGGCTATTGCCAAGAATATGAACGTCCCGCCGTTGGCGTTGATCGCTGCTGGTGCTGTGCTGCTGATCTCAAACCCGGAACTGAACGTGTCAATGTAGTCTGTGCCGGTGACTTCCGCCGCACTGCTGTTCAGCAAAAGGTAGGGGTCGTTACCCGCCACGATGCCGCGTGCGCTGTCCCAGACGTACCAGTCGCCCGTGGAGTCCGTGCGTTTGATCATGACAAACCGGCTACCTCCAGTGAATCCGCAGTTGACTTGCAGCGTGGTGCCCGTGCCGGTGTAGCTGCCGACCTTGCTGACGCCTGCTACGGTGGCGAAGAGGTAGGAGATGCAATTACCAAAACTAGAAAAATTGACATTGCCGCTACTCAAATACAAAGTTGCCGCTGTTGGGGCCTGAGTAAACAATCCTCCTAACGAAACTGCGCCGTTAGTAAAATATATTTCTTGTGTTGTTGCTCCAAGCGCTGAGTGCCAGATGTACCATTGCGATGTTGCCCCTCGTGACTTAAAAATAGTCATTTCGGGAGTTACAGCCAAATTGTGTGATAGCGCCCTTCCGTTCACTGAGTCCGCCGTATAGCACACCACATCAAAGAAGCCGGGGGCGCGGCGGAAGAACCAGTTTACATACGTGTATGTGTTGAAATTTCCATCGTCGTTCCCCCACGAAACACCATCTTGCCCAAGCGCAGTGACCATTTGCGCATTGGTCGCTTCCGCATTTGTGCTGTTTGTAACTGCGTATTTTGTCGCGCCTCTAAGCCTATCAGTCCAAAGATTATCAGTTCCTGCGGTGTTCCGGCCTTTATTTGCAACCAAGTCTGGGGGAAATCCTACCCCAGTAATATTTACGGCTGCTCCAGTCCCGGTGCGAGTAAGTGCGTTATACACACTCGTCCCCGTCGTCGGAGTCCGCATCGGGCCACGGCGGATGGCGATGTAGATGAATTGTGAATTTGTTTGCGCGGCCCCAGATATAGAAAAACCAGTTGCCGATGGAATTGGACTTGTTCCCCCGGCACTACTTTCAGCATCACTTAAGTCTGGTCGCAATGCCTGTGCCGAGGTAGTGGTAACTGGCATCCCTCGCATAACATCCGATAGCTCCCAACTTCTAGCACCATCGGCTCTTTTTGTTAATACCCACTGCGGCTCATACCCCAACGTCACGGTCGCATTACCAGAGCCATCAGTCGTAAACGACCCACACGAAATCACATTGCCCGTGCCAGACGCGCCGAAGCCGCCTGCATCGTGGGCGAAGAGGTAGGCGACGTAGGTTGCTCCGTTGATGTTTAGATTGTCTTCTACTGCAAACTGCGTGGATGTTGGTGCAAAGCCTCCCCACGCTAGACCAGGGTTAACGGCAGCGGCTGTACTATTTAATAAGAGATACGCATTTGAGCCACCACTAGACCCGACCGACCTGTGAAGAACGTACCAATCGCCTGTGCTATTTGTTCTTTTTGCAATAATGCATCCGGGAACGCTTCCTAAATTGTGGTTTATGTTTTGCCCAGCCCCAACTCCATTCCCCGTATACGTCACCACATCAAAGAACTTGGGCGTAGCAACAAACTGCCAATCAACGTATGTAGCGCCGCTGTTGTTGTACGTTGTGTTTGTGCCGATGGTGTAGCCGGTAGAGCTAAACGCAGTCAACCCTTGGCTGTCGGTCGTTTCGGCTGCCGTGCTATTGCTAACCAGCGCCTTGGTTGCGCCGCGAACTGTGTCAGTAAATTTGTGGTCTGTAGCCGCAGAACGAGATTTTGTCCATACCAGCGACTTGTTGATGCTTGCGTTCAGGCCAGTTGTTACCGTTGCAGATGCGCCCGTGCCGGTTCGGAGCCAAGTTTGGAAATAGTCTTCAATGTACTTAGCCGCAGCAACAGCAGACGTAAGCCCAAACCCTTGGGCAGAGGCAGCGCCTTTGGTTTCAAGCAACGGCATTATGCAAACCTCGTCTGCGATGCAAACACGGTGAACGCAGCACTACCGGTCTTCACGATGGTGTAGACGTAGGCGTCGATGCTGGAGGCATTACCTGCCGCCCATGCCGTGCCGCCTTGGTACTTGGGTGTTACTGCACTGCCATCCACTTGCACCACGTTGTTGTAGTACGCCGTAGCGCCTTGAGTGACAAGGAACGCCACCGTCACGCTTTGCCCCGTGCTCATCGCCGTGTTCAGGCTGGTGCCGCTGCTGGCGCGGAAGTTCACCGTCCAGTTGGCCGAGGCGTTCGTGGTGTAGTACAGCACCGACTGCGTGGTGATGTCGTAGTTGATCGTGCCTGTGGCCGCTGTGGCGCTGATGGTGGCGACTTCGGCTGCGTCGTTGAGCACCACCGCCAGTTTGGCCGACGTGCCGCTGAATGTCTGCGTGCCGGTCCAAGTGTTGTCCGCGCTCAAGGAAACGCCTGACGCTGGCGCAGTGGACTGCCAAATCGTTCCGTTGCTGGTCAGCACGTTGCCGTTTGCGCCTGGCGCCACCACTTGGAACGCCGAGGTGCCGTTGCCGAGCAGGACGTTGTTGGCCGTGAACGTAGCGGCCCCGGTGCCGCCGTTGCCAACAGGCAGCGTGCCCGTGACGTTGGAAGTCAGATTGGCAAACTGAGTTGAGGTAGTGCCCGTCCCACCATTGGCAATTGCCAGCGTGCCGGCCACGGTCACCGCGCCGGTGGTGGCCGTGCTAGGAGTCAGCCCTGTGCTGCCGAAGCTGACGGATGAGACTGCGCCGGCCCAGACACTGGACACCGCGGCGTTCTTGGTGGCGCCGCCCTGCACCACAGGCACTAACTCTGTGCCCGTGAGCGGGAGAGTTGATGCTGGAAGATCCGCAATCTTGACGCCGGCCATATAACACCTCAGGCACTGAGTGCCGCAACCTTGTCTTGGAACGCCTTCACCCGAGCATTCAGCGCCGCCCGGTCTGCATCAAGGGCTTGCAGTTTGCTCGCGTATTCGGCCTGCAGCGCGGCCGCCGCAGCCTCGCGGCTGGCGACTTGCTGCTCACGGGTCGTCAGATCCGCAGTCTTGGCTACGGTCTCAGCAGCAAACGCTTTTCGATCTGCGA